CCGCCACACCTTTTTCGCGGTGTTCCCGGAGCTGGGCGACCCGCCCCAATGGACACAGGAACAGCTGCGCGAGCTGAACGCCCGGGACATCGAGTGGAACGGCAAAAAGTACACCGCCTACGAGATCTCCCAGATGCAGCGTGCCCGGGAGCGGAACGTCCGCCGCTGGAAAAAGCGGTATCTGGCCGAGGATGCCGCCGGGCTGGACGCCACCGATGCCGCTGTGCGCCTGAGAGCGGCCCGCCAGAGCCTGAAAGACTTTACGCAGGCCACGGGTGGCCGTGTGGACAGCGCCCGTGTCAGCGTGCCCAAGTTCGGCAGGAGCGAAGCCAGCAGGGCGAGCGCACAGGTGCGGAAGGCATCCTCTACATACAGCAGCTTGAACACAAAGGCGAAACCTGTTACAATGCAGTCAATCGCAAATGTTAAGGCGTTCAGCTGTAACACACTGGATGCCGCCGGGCAGCAACAGCTGAAAAACGCCCACAAACGCCTTCTCATGGTCGCTTCAAAGCAGCCGGAAAATGTTGAAGTGGGCAGGGTGTTCGATATCAAAATGAAGCCGCTAACAAAGGATATCATCGGCTTGCCGGATGGTCATTCTGTTCAGCTACCAAACCCGGATGTACCCTATATTGCGATTCATACCCATCCTGCATGCGGTAGCTTTTCAAATGGTGATCTGCGGCAATTTACGCGAAACGCAAATTTGAAGCTGCTTACTGCTCTTGGGCATGATGGGCATATTTACGCAATCGAAAAGACTTCGACTTTTCAAGAAAGCTCCGCGAAACAGGCCATTCGGCAAATGGATTGCGCAATTGATGAATTGCTCAAGTCCACGCTGACGGATGAACAGGTTCTTGAAAAGGCAGAAGGGGTTATTTCGGACTGCATAAAGGAGTTGCAGAAAAATGGTGCCAAATTCTACGAATAAACCTTCTTACACAGAACAGGAAGTCAGGGAAATGCAGCAGGTTCTTCTGGAAACTCCTGTAGACCCGGCATATGACGATATTTGCAACTCATTTTACGATGGGTGGGACAGAACTGTACACCGTCAGATGTATGCTCGTGACTGCTACAGTATTTTGAAAGAACTTGGCAAGCTCCCGCCCGGCATCGAATAACCTTAACCACCATCCACCCGGACGGTGGTTTTTTGTTACCCATTTTCAAGCACTGTGCAAAATTTGCCCAGTGCTTTTTTCATGCCGTTTTAGCTCATGTTGGCAGAGCACCGGACTTTTAATCCGGGGGTGGCGGGTTCAACTCCCGCAAGCGGCACCACAGCGGAAGGCGGCGCGTACCCCGTCTTGTCCCGTGCGGAATGAGAACCGCGATACAAAACAGCAGGGACTTATCCACCCAACAGACAAAAGAAAGGAGCATCCCGCAAGTGAAACGCGAAGATGTGAGCAAGATCATTCCGGGTATCACCTCGGACCAGCTGGACAGCATCATGAACCTGCACGGCGCGGATATCACGGCCAAGGTGAACGAGATCACCACCCTCAAGGCCGAGAAAACCACCCTGACCGAACAGCTGTCCACTGCAAACAGCAAACTGGAAGGCTACGACCCGGAGTGGAAGGCCAAGGCCGAACAGGCCAAGACCGATGCTGCGACTCAGGTCGCTGCCCTCGAAAAGGGCTACGCTCTGGAACGCAAGGCATCCGGCCTGAAGTTTTCCAGCGAGAGCGCCCGCAAGGCGTTCCTTGCCGAGGCAAAGGCTCAGAATTTTGCTATGAAGGACGGCGAGATTCTGGGCTTTGATGCTTATGTCAAGGCTTTCAAAGAGAGTGATCCCAGCGCCATTCTGCCGGACGGCGGCATGGCACGTTTTTCCGCATCGGCGACCGGCGCACCCGGCCAGCCTGCAAACGCACATGAGGCCGCAAACGCTGCATTCCGCGCAGCGTTCGGCCAGAAAGGTTGATTCTTATGGCTATTGATGCAATCGCTCGCAATAAGGCTGAGGCCCTGATCCGGGAGCAGCTGGTGAACACCATCCAGCAGGACGTGCCCAAAAGCTCCACCGTCATGCAGCTGGGCACCCGCCTTGCCAATATGACCTCTAACCAGACCAAGATCCCCGTGCTGTCCATGCTGCCGCTGGCTTACTGGGTCAACGGTGACACCGGCATGAAAAAGACCAGCAAGCAGGAATGGGACAACGTGTATATGACCGCTGCAGAGCTGGCTGTCATCGTGCCAGTGCCCGAAGCTGTGCTGGCAGACTCCAGCTTTGACATCATGGGCGAGGTACAGCCCCGAGTCCGGGAAGCCATGGGCGCAAAGATCGACAACGCCATCCTGTTCGGCGGCGAGCGCCCCACCGAGTGGACGACCGATGTTCTGACCCTTGCGGCCAAGAACAAAGTCACCGGTCCCATCGACTACGCAAAGCTGCTGGGCAAGGATGGTCTGTTCTCCAAGGTGGAGGCTGGCGGCTTCGGCGTGGACGCCGTGGTGGGCGACCTGACCGCCAAGGCAGAGCTGCGCGGCCTTGTGGATACCACGGGCCGTCCCCTGTTCCGTTCCGATATGCAGGGTGCCACCACCTATGCGCTGGACGGCGCACCGATGTACTTCCCGGAGAACGGCGGCTTTGATGCTTCCAAGGCACAGCTGATCGCAGGCAACTTCAAGAAGCTGGTGTACTCCATCCGTCAGGACGTCACCGTGAAGCTGCTGGATCAGGGCGTTATTCAGGATCCTTCCACCAAGGAGATCGTTTACAACCTCGCCCAGCAGGATATGGTGGCCCTGCGTGTGGTCATGCGCATGGGCTGGGCACTGCCGAACCCTGCCACCCGCCTGAACGCCGACCGCTCCAAAGTCCCGTTTGCATTCCTGACCGCCGCTGCCGTCGCAGCATAAGGAGGCCCCATGCTCTACTGCACCTATGACCAGTATGCGGCGGCGGGCGGCACGGTGCCGGAAGCCGCCTTCGGCGTGCTGTGCAGCCGGGCTTCCCGCATGATCGATGCCGCCACCTTTGGCCGGGCGGAACCCCACGCTGCCGGGTGTGAGGCCTGCCGGGAATCGCTGGCGGACGCCTGCGCCCAGATCGTCGGCCTGCTGGCCGCTGCATCTGCGGCGGGTGCTGTGCCGGGTGCTGCCAGCGTCTCCAACGACGGCTACAGCGTCACCTTTGGCAGCAATGCCAGTGTGACCGCCGCCGCCCGGCAGGAAGCCTATGAGATCATCCGTACCGCGCTGGGCAGTGACCCGCACGGCCTGCTGTACAGGGGGATTTTGTGATGCAGACAGCCGTTACTGTGGTAAACCTCATCCACAATGTGGCCACCGAGACGGACAGGCCGGTGTGCTGGGTGTTCCCCGGGTGCAGCTGGCGGGAATGCCGCTCCACCTCCGGCAGCGGCACCGCCAAGGACCCGGAGCGCACCACCCACATCCGCATCCCGGCCAGCGTGTGCACGGCAGGCTATCTGCCCTATGCCCAGTGGGCAGCGCTGACTGCTGCCGAAAAGGCCAGGCATTGGACGCTCAAGCGCGGCTGGAAGCTGGTGCAGGGTGCAGTGCCTGCCTTGACCGAAGCCGAGTACGCCAAACTCGAAAAAACGCACCTGTGCTGCACAGCGGCGGCTGTCTCGGACGACCGGGAGCCGCTGCTGCCCCACTGGCACGTGGAAGGGAGCTGATACCATGAGCGAGATTATTCCCTTTGGCCCCGCTGCGCCGTCAACGAAGCCAGTTTTTGAGCCGCCTGATGGTTGGAAATACCGGACAGACGGCGTGCAGATGGAGTTGAAATGGCGGCCGGATTTTGGAGCCGAAAAGACTGCCGCCCTGCAAAAGGCACAATATGCCCTTGCACAGGAAGCTGCCAAGCTGATTGACAGCTATGTGCCGTTCGATACCGGCACGCTGAAGAACAGCGTCAATCTTGCCAGCAAGTACGACGAGGGCTTGCTGGTCTATGACACTCCCTACGCCCGCAGGCAGTATTACCTGCACGAACAGGGCACTTGCCTGCATGGCGAGACCGGCCTGCGCGGCTCCTACTGGGGTCAGCGGGCACTGGCAGATATCGGTGAGCATCTTGCTCTCTACGGCGCAAGGGCCGTTACAACCTTCTGGGGAGGGATGGGTCACTTATGAGCGAGACCGTAAAGCCCACCATTGCCGCCCTGCGGGCATGGCTCAAGACCTGCCCTCTGATTGCCGACGAGCAGGAAGCCACCGGTGCAGCATTCCGCATTGCCGGACTGGAAGAAGAATCCACCGCCTTTTCCATCGAGGACAGCCCCGGTGATCCCATCATCACCGAGTACATCTCCGGCTGGGAAATGGCGAAGAATTACCTCTTCCTCAGCCGCCGGGAGTACAGCGAGGTGGACGCCGTCAGCATCCAGAACAGCGGCTTTTTCGAGCAGCTCACCGAGTGGGTCATGCGGCAGGATGCCCGGCACAACCTGCCCGACCTCTCGGCCTGCGGCGGGGGCAAGATGCCCACCGGCATTGCCGTGACAAACAGCGGCTACATCGTCACAAACAGCGCGGGCAGCTGTAAGATGCAGCTGCAAATGCGCCTGACCTACTACATGCCAAAATGAAAGGAGTTTTGATATGACCGTATCCGAAGCCATTACCAAGTCCGGCATCACGCCCAGCGCGTCGTATACCGGCATTGAGACGGCGAACGATTTTGTGCTGGCGTTCCAGATCGAGAGCACCCAGACCAAGGAAAGCCAGTGGATCGTCTGCGCCGACCATGTGAAGGAGCATTCCGGCTCCCTGAACGCCACCACCGAGGATGCCCAGTACATCCGTACCGGCAACGTTACCGAAAAAACCGGCACCCAGCGCACCCTTGCCGTCAACGGCGACCGCTGCGTGGGCGATGCTTTTCAGGATTTTGTGCTGAGCCACAAGATCGTGTACGGTACCGGCAGCGATATCATTGTGCCGTACATCTATTTCAGCCTGCGCACCGGCAAGGGCGAGAAAGGCAGTGCTGCAATCATCGTCACCAGCGACGTGGGCGGTGCAGCCGGTTCCAAGGCCACCTTTGCCTGCGACGTGAAGGCCATCGGCACGCCGGACGAGTTCACGTTTGCGGAGTGAAACGACGCAATGAAAGCCCCAGTGGGGCTTTTAAGTGACAGAGCGGTCTCGCATAGCGAGATGGAGGGGTCTCACCCCGACAAGCTCGACTACAACCCCGCCACCCAGTCCGCTGAGCCTGCCAAGGCCGTCAAGGGCTGATTTTTTTCAAACACAGTCCCCGTTCCGGTGCGGAGCGGGGATCTTTTATGCCGTGAACAAAGCTTATTCCTCCGGGGAAGAACCGGGGCACGGCCCAAGAAAGGAGCCAGAACATGGTTATTTGTGGACAGGAATTTGAATTTTCCCTGATGAACGCCAACGACCTCGACCGCTTTGAGGACGCCAACGAGCGGATGCAGCGCCGGAGCGCCGAAGAGTCGGAGCAGTTCCGGCGCGGCGGTGTCCGTCTGGGCGACCATGCACGTGCACAGGCACGCATTGCCATGGACTGCATCGACGAGATCCTCGGTGCGGGCGCGTCCGGTCGTCTGGGACTTGACGAAAACTTTATGGCCCCCATCTATGACGTGATCGAGGAACTGGGCGACGCCTTTACCGCCGAGAAGCAGCGCTATGCCGCAAAGCCTGCCCAGCCCATGAACCGGGAGCAGCGCCGGGCACAGGCCAAAAAGAACAGGCACAAGCCGCCCGTGAGCTATCCCGCACCGCCTGCCGCCCGGATGGTTGAGCGGGTGGATGCGCAGGTATCCGCAAAGCAGAAAACCGAGCAGCTGATCGATGCCAGGCAGGCTGTGAATGCCCTGCGGGATGACCCCGACGCCATGCAGCAGCTGGCAGAGTACGCTCTGCAGCTGGCATCCGAGCGCCATGTCTGACCTGCTGCTGGACGAGTTGCCCACCCGGTGGCACGGACACGAAATCATCCCGGATTTCCGGCCCATGGTCTGGCTGGTCAACACCTACGTGCGCGGCCAGACAGGAGATGACCCCATCGGTTTTGCGGTCAGCGCCCTCTGGCGTTTTTACAAAGACCCACACTGTTTTCTGAACGACCCTCAGAAGATCATCGACGCCTACGGGTACATGATCGAGTTTTATAAGGCGGGCGAAAAAGCAGCCGAGAGCGCCGCAGCTGAAAGCAGTACCGCGCCCTCTTCCGGTCTTGCCTTCGACTACCAGTGCGATGCCGGTTACATCGTGGCGGCGTTCCAGCAGGCCTACGGCATCGACCTGACCCGCGAAAAGGTGCACTGGTTCCGGTTCCGGGCGCTATTCGCCGCCCTGCCGGAGGATACCCTCATGGCAAAGGTCATGAGCTGGCGCACCATGAATCTTTCGGAATACGAAGGCTCCATGCGTGCCCACTATGCCGACCTGCAGGAGCGCTTTGCCCTGCCGCCGGAGCTGAGAGGGGGTGCAGCCCGTGTCGTTTCGGTCGAAGAGCACGATGCCGCGTTCCTTGCGCGGTTCCGACATTAGCCGCGCCCCGGTGCCCTGCCCCTACTGCGGCCGGGCGCTGCCGGTGTGGGCAGAGCCGCACGCCACAGCTGCCGGTGTGTGGGTCAAATGCAAAAATCCCGCCTGTAAGCGGGAGGTAGAGATCAAGTTATAACAGCCTGTGCCCTTGTGCCCGCGCCCTTTTGAATGGAGAGAGGTGGACACAGTGGCAGATTTCAGCATCACCGGCGAAGTAAGGCTGAACAGCGACCCGGCGGAAAAAAGCACCAGCAAGTGGACGGTAGCCGCCGGGCAGATGATCGCGGACTTTGCAAAACAGGCATCGTCCAAGCTGGCTGAGGTGGTCAAGAGCGGCGTGGACTACAACGCCACCATGGAAAGCTACCTGACCAACTTCAAGGTCATGCTGGGCAGCGAGGAGGCCGCCGCCACAAAGCTTTCCGAGATCCGTAAAATGGCGGCGTCCACGCCTTTCTCGCTGGACGACCTGACCAGCGGCACCCAGACCCTTTTGCAGTTCGGCATTGCGGCAGACGACACCACCGGCGTGCTGCAGCGGCTGGGCGATATCTCGCTGGGCAACGCCGAGAAGCTGCAGACCCTGACCCGCGCCTACGGCAAGATGTCCTCGGCGCAGAAGGTCACACTGGAAAACGTCAACATGATGATCGATGCGGGTTTCAACCCGCTGAACCAGATCTGCGACGCCACCGGCGAGAGCATGTCCGACCTGTACAAGCGCATTTCGGATGGCAAGGTCAGCTTCAGCGAGCTGGAAGCGGCTGTGGAAGCCGCCACCAGTCAGGGCGGGCAGTTCTACAACGGTATGCTGGAAGCCAGCCAGACCTTCAGCGGGCGCATGTCCACCCTGACCGATAATACGAAAGCTCTGCTGGGCGCACTATCCGATTCGTTCTATTCTTCACTTTCCGGCCTGCTTCCGATTGCAAATGATGCTGTTCTGGCGCTGACGGATGCATTCACGGAAGGCGGCATCCCTGCAATGATGGACACCGCCGCCGAGCTGTTGAATGGCTTCACGGACGGGCTGATTTCAAAGATACCGGACGCCATATCTGCTGTTTCTGACCTTCTGACAGATCTGCTCAATTATCTGGCAGAGCATCAAGATGATATTTTTGACAGCGGCGTCATGCTGCTGGAAAATTTCATCATTGGCATTACCAACAGTCTGCCCGACCTCATTACAGCGGCGGCAGGACTCATTGCCAAATTTGCCGCCGCCCTGATCTCCCACCTGCCGGACATTCTCAAGTGCGGTGCAGCTATGCTGACCACGCTGGTGGACGGCGTCATCCGCAGCATCGAAAATCTGGCCGAAGCCGCCATTGCCTGCATCGCCAAGCTGGTGGGCGTCTGGGACGGCAACATGGACGAGTTCGGCCATATCGGCGAGAACATCGTGCAGGGCATCATCAATGGCATTGCAGGCATGTGGGGCAAGCTCACCTCGTGGGTGTCCAGCCTGATCGCCAACCTCGTTGGAACGGCCAGCAATGCCGCTGTTTCCGGCATCACCGAGGGTACCACAGACGTACCTTCCCGCAAGGGCAGCACTGTCACCGATGCCGACCGCGCCCGCCGCCAGAAGCTCCACGCCGAGCGCGTGAAGCAGGCGCAGGAAGAAGCCGCTGCCGCCAAGGCATCCGCCGAGACCATCTCCCAGTCCGCAGGCAAAGCCGCATCTGCCGTCAGCACCTCCGGCAAAAAGGCCAGTGCCAGCGCCCAGGCAGCCGCCGCCACGGTGGTGAAGTCCCTCTCCGACACGACCACTACCGTGAAAGACGGCATCACCCGCACGGTGGAGACGGTCAACGAGACCCTTTCCAACGGCAAACAGCAGCAGAAACAGACCATCACCGAGACTTCCCGCCAGATGGTGGGCGGCGTGCTGAAGGATGTGAAAACCATCACAGAGGTTGCTGCGGACGGCACCAAGACCGTCAAGCAGACCATGGAGACGGTGCGGGAGACTGCCAAGACGGTCACCTCCACCTTCGAGACGCTGGCAGACGGGGTCAAGACCACCACCCAGACCGTCACCGAGACACTGACCGACGGCATCGAGACCCAGAAGCAGATCATCACAGAGACCTACGACGACGTGGTGGACGGTGCCCTCGTGACGGTGGAGCGGGTCAAGACCATCGCCGCAGACGGCACCGTGCAGGTGGCCGAGACCATCAAGAAATCCGCTGCAGACACCTTCGACGGCCTGTGGAAGGAGCTGCAGGACAGCGCCAATACCGGCGTGCTGGGCACCTTCGATGACCTGTACACCGCCGTCAAGAATCAGGACTGGCTGAGCATCGGCAAGTGGGTCGCAAGCACCATCTACAGCGGCCTGACCGCCGACCAGAAGCAGCAGGTGCAGTCCTTCGCCCTTGGCATCGTGGGCAAGCTCAATGAGGCGCTGGGCGGTGCCCGCGACCAGCTGGTACAGGGTGCAATTGATCTGGGCGGACAGATCGTGAACGGCCTGACCGGCGGCTTCTCTGAGGTCTGGCAGCAGGCGCAGGGCCTCGGCTCCACCCTCGTGTCGGTCTTTCAGGGCCTGCAGGGGCCGCTGAGTGCGGTGGCTCTCGCCATCAGCAAGGGCCTGCAGGGCGGTCTGATCTCTGCATTCCCGGAGATCCTTGCCTCGCTGGGCGGCCTGATCGGGTCTATCGGCGGCGCGTTCGTAGCAATGCTGGATGCCATCGCTGCGGCGCTGTTCCCTACCGGCTTTGGCACTCCGCAGGCTCTGCTGATGATCGCAGCGGGCGTAGCCCTTGCTGCCGTCATCGCGGGCATCGTTGCCTCGATCGGCGGCTCTTTCAGTAAGAAAGGCTCGTCCGGGCGCGGCGGCTCTTCCGGCGGGTCCTCCGGCTCCGGCGGCATGGGCAGCGTGGATATCACCACCGGCACCGGCAGTCTGGAAGATGCCATCAACGCCAACACCAAGGCGCTGGAAAAGACAAACTCTGCCCTTGCCGATATGATCCGGCAGGCGGGAGCTCTGGTGCTTTCCGACAACATGCGTCTGGGCAGCACCGTGGCCGCTTCCGGCACCGCACAGGTGGTGTCTGCCGCCCGCAGCTACCACCGGGAGGGCGACACCAACATCACCCAGAACATTTACAGCAAGGCCCAGACGGCGGCAGACCTCCAGCGGGAAGCCCGCTGGGAGGCCGACAAAGCCCGCCGCCAGCGCCGATGAAAGGAGGACACTGTGCTTTTTAAGGATCATCTCAAGATCGTGACAGATGCCGGTGCCGTCCTGCATCTGGGCTGGGACTACGACGCCCCTTACGTTCTCGACCCGCTCAACGGCATCGACGTGGACTTGAAAACCGCGCAGGGTGTCAATCAGGTGGGCGACACCGTGGAGGGGCAGAGCGTCTCCGGCGTGTCCCGCACCCTCGATGTGGTTTTCTGGGGCGCGTATGCGCTGGACAATGCCCGGGATTTCAGCAAAAAAATGCCATACTTCACCAAGGGCACCCTGTACTTCGGCGACCGGTACTTTGCCCGGTTCGTGCTGCAGAAAACGCCCTACTTTTCCAGCTACACGCCGCAGCCGCGCTGTTCGCTCATGCTCTACAGCGAAAAGCCCTTCTGGTACGGCCTCACCGCCACAGCCGCCGTGCTGGGCGGGTACGAAAAGGCGTTCTGCTTCCCCGTCTGCTACGACAGCCACATCTACGGCATCAAGCGGGACGGCACGGCGGCGGTGCTGCGCAACGACGGTTCGCTGCCGGTGCCCTTCACGGCCACCCTGCGGTGCGACATGCCGGTGACACACCCCAAGGTGGTGGATCTGCAGACCGGGGCCTTCATCGGCTTTGATCTGACCCTGCATCCGGACGAGACGCTGGAGATCTACCGCAGCACCTCTGACCGGCTGGCCTGCACCCTGACCCGGGCAGGCGTGACCGAGAACATCTTCTCCAAGCTGGACGAGGACAGCACCCTCACCGAACTGCAGCCCGGCGATAACGTGCTCTCCATGCAGGCCGAGAACGGCTCCGGCTACCTGCAGGCATCCGTCAGCTTTTACCCGATGGAGGCGGGCATTCTTCCCGAACCGCTATGAGAATAGACGTTTTGGACGCAGAGACCCTTGCCCGCGTGGGCTGGGTAAAAGTATGGCACTCCCTCTACTGGGACAGCCCCTATTACTCCGAGGGCAGTTTTACCCTTGAGGTGCGGCCCACCGCCGAGAATCTGAAGCTTTTGCAGGAAGGCCGGTGGCTGGTGCGCAGCGACGAGAACCCCCGCATCCCCATGCGCATCTGTTCCCGCACCAACCAGAACGAGGATGCGAATTTGGTCGTGAGCGGCTACCCGGCAACGTGGCTGCTGACCAAGCGGGTGTCTGCGGTGAGCATCAAGAACCAGAACGCCGAAGCCGCCATGCGCAGCCTTGTGAGCGCCGCAAAGCCGTGGCCCCGCCTTGAGCTGGGCACCGAGTACGGCTTTGACACGGTCTTTGCCAAGCAGACCTCCGGCGGCAGCATTTTCGACTACTGCCAGACCATCGGGCGGGCCTGTGATCTGGGGTTCCGCATCGTGCTGGATGGCAAGGGCAGCAGCAAGCGCCTGCTCTTCGAGTGCTTCCGGCCCACCTTCGACCCGAACCGCCGCTACAGCCCCCAGTGGGGCAATCTGCTGAATTCCGGGTGGAGCTTTGCCGACACCGACTACGCCAACGTCGCCCTTGTGCAGGGCGCTGGCGAAGGCAGCAGCCGCGCCACCGTCTGGGTGGGGGATGTAAACGCCACCGGCTCCGACCGGCGGGAAATGTACATCGACGCCCGGGACGTGCAGCCGGAGGACGGCGAGACCAGCACCAGCCAGAGCTATCTGGAAAAGCTGGCCGACCGGGGCGGCGAAAAGCTGCTGAGCCAGCTGCGCACCGGGTCCATCGAGTTTGACGTGGACGACGACACCCTGCAGGTGGGCGACGTGCTGAGCGCCAGCCTGCCCCAGCTGGGCTACACCGCCATGGTGCGGGTAGCCGACATCATCACCCAGAGCGAGGACAGCGGCACAACCCGCACCATCCGGCTGGGCACGCCCACATGGCACAAGACTTAGGAGGACTTATGGCCGATATCATTACTTACCCCGAAAACGGCATCACCTACGACGCCGACGACGCTTCGGGCTTCCTCTCCACCCGCCTGAGCGGCGTATACAGCGCCGAGGAGGATTTCTCCGTCACGGCACAGGGCGGTCTGAGCGTACAGGTGAGCGCCGGTCAGGCATGGGTGCGCCCGGCGCGGTTCAAGGGCCGCAGCATCATCATGGAGCAGCCCACCACCGTGGTGCTCACCGAAGCGGACCCTGTGCGCAGCCGCATCGACCGTATCGTGCTGCGGTACGACGCCGCCGCCAAAAAGACCCGCCTGCAGGTGCTGGACGGCACGCCGGACTCCGCTGCCCCTGCGGCCCCGGCCATCTCCCGCACCGAGCTGGTCTACGACCTCTGCCTTGCAGAGATCAGACGCCCCGCAGGCAGCACTTCTGTCACCGCCGCCGACATCACCGACACCCGCGCGGATGAGACCGTCTGCGGCGTCATGCGGGACGGCGTGACCGGCATCCCCACCGCCCAGCTGCAGAAACAGGTAAAGGCCATGCTGGACAGCCTGCAGGCCGAGGTGGACAGCAGGAGCTTTTACACCAAAGCAGAGGCCGATGCAGAGCACGCAAAGCTGCAGGAGCAGCTAAACAATATCGGCTCGCTAACGTCGAGGCAGGTATATTGTCAGAGCGCTGCAACAAGCATGACTATCCCGGACGAGGTTGACTATGTCGTTCTTACAAACTCTGCATGCACCACCATAGACGACACATGCGCTGTTGTGGCGCGCGGAGGCAGTGCGTATATTACATGTGATGACAGAACTGACAGGATTAAATTTGGGACAGATGGCACGCTGACCTTGACTATCACCAGCGGGTATTATTTGGCAACGTCAAACGTTCTCGGTTTCCGGTACGAGGTTTCTGCCGCATTCCCGTGCTTAATCGGTACAATTGTCGTTGATATCTCGCAGTGGGGTGATACTACATCGGGCCCCGTGCCTGACGGCACTGATTTTATTACTCTTTCGGCAAACACTGTAGCAGACGCACGGGAGATCCCTATCAATCGGGGGCAATCCTATATGTATAAGTATGGCCTGTCATTTGAGACCAACGGTACGATAGTAACCCGGAAATCCAACAAAAGCGAATCTTTTAAAGTCAACTGCTACAAGTACATGACTCCGAGCGAATGGAACGCGCACATGACCGAGTTGCAGTCCGCCCAGGCCGACGCCGACGCTTTGGCGGTGGACCAGGACTACCGCCTGACTCTTCTGGAGCTGGGCGTGACCGACACGGATGACACTGAGAATACCTGATAGGAGGAAAAGGCAATGAGCAAAGCAACGGAGCTGGTTCTGTATCGCACCTGCAAGCGCATGATCGAGCGCGGCAGTACCGATGGTCTGGCGGAGAAGATCGATATCTTCTACGCCGCCGGCAAACTGACCGATGAGCACTACGCCGAGCTGACCGAGATGCTGACCGAAAAGACCAGCGCCTGACCGGGCCGAAACAGGACACAGGAGGTGCTACTTTATGATCGAGTTCCCCATCACGCTGACATCCGGCGGCAGCGTATGCCTGTCCGGGCACGCTTTTGCGCTGGCCCTCGGCTACACCAAGAACCGGGGCGTATACCGCCTGCACGTCGATGCCACCGGCGAGTGGGCAGGTCTGACTATCCGCTGCTTCTGGCACGTGCCGGACGGCAAAGACCCGGCATCCTCGCTGGTGGACGGCTATGTGGACGTGCCCGCCAGCGTGACCGCGCAGCCCGGAAGCGGCTGCATCACCTTTGAGGGTAGCGACGGCGCAAAGGTGATGACCAGCGCAGACCTGCGGTATCGTGTCAGCGCCAACTCCGGCACAGAGGACGGCACAGAGCCGGAACCGGGCACCCCTGCATGGCAGCAGCTGGTGGATGCCGTGCACACCGATGCCACCGCCGCAGAGCAGGCCAAGACCGACGCGCAGACGGCAGCACAGCAGGCCGGGGCATCTGCCAAAAAGGCCGGGAAAGCCCTCTCTGACACCATCACCGCCAAAGAGGACGCGCTGAAAGCCATCGGTGACAAGCAGACCACCGCCACGCAGGCTGTGGACACAGCCCGGGACGAGGCTCTCCAGCAGGTGGAAGCCTCTACAAAAGCCGCAAAGACCGCAGCCAGTGAAGCCGCCACC